CAGAACCCCTCCCAATTTCTATTCTCCTTTTATCGTCTTCGTCAATCAGCTGTTCCTGTGGGATGTCCTCTCCAAACGGTTTACTATCGGATGGCAGATCCGACTTGATGAACACGGTGAACAAAGCGCCGATAAGGGCCGCCTCTATTTCTGCATCTGTGTAACGCCCAAGCTGTTTTAAGGTTTCCAACACCGGGGCAAGCGTTGGCGCGCCGCGTCTTTGCCCAGGCCGTTCGCGGGTCATAATATGGAGAACATTCCGTCTGCCAGTCGTTTTTCCATAGGCTTCCACACGTTCCCACTTGATCCCGTCCGGCTGTGCCGCCGCATCGTTGGAGAGTGGGTGCCGGTTGCATATCCAATAAGCAATTACCATGCCGTCTGCATCTGTTTCTACACCCTGCACAATGCTTTGGACTTTGTGCCCGTACACCTCGCACGGAACCAGCCGGTCATACATATCAGGGCTGCATATCCAGTCAGCCTCGATCAGACGTATCCGCAGACTATAAGGCTGTCCGACCTGCTGCTTCATTGGCAAAAGTACAATCGAATCTCCACTCATCAGATAAGACAAATAGGCAAGCTGTTGGAGCGAATAGAAGTTGTCGATCTGGTCTGCATCACATGTTGGTGTATCCGCCCACAAATCAAATTCCCTGACGATCTGGGCCTGAAGCTCCCGCACCTGTTCATCGGTCAGCTTCAAAAAATCTGCATCGATCTGCGGCGCAGGGATCAGCCCTCCGGCTATAACGTTTGTCCGAAGCGTTTTCAGGGAGGCCGTGGCAACAGGAACGCCCATATATGCATCCCGGCTGCGCTGGCGGAGCGTGTCAATATTGTCCTCAATATCCTCCTTGGCACTGCCGCCGTGGTACATCCATCCGATCATGCTTTTCTTGATGTGGTTTGCACCGTAGTTCCCGTAACCGCTGTCAATCACTGACAACCGTTTTCTCGCCATTGCTCTTTTGCAGGCGTGCACCGGAGCAACTGCGGCAACCGCCCGGTCAAAAAGGCTCATTTTTTCATATGGCACCTCGACACCCCCTTTACAGGTCACGCGGCACAATGCGGTACAGCCGGTTCCTGCCGCCGTTCTTTTCCTCCACCTCTGCCTCGGATAATCGGCTGGCCCAGTATTCCATTTCCTCCCGGACTTCCTTCAAATCCGCGCGGGTCAGCATACGTGTACCGATTTGATACCGCTGTCCGGTTGCAATCCGTTCTTCGGCTTTCAGCCAGGTGTTTAGTTTCTTCTGACAAAGTTCCTTGCTAAAAATCGCCATTTTCAGATACCTCTCGATAAAATACGCCGTCCAGGCCGCTTATGTGGTTTCGCTCCCTGCTCCTGCCTTTTCAGCACAGGGTTTGCGATTTCCAGAGCGGCGGTCGCATAATTGCGCAAGTCAAGCGGTTCATTACGCTTGTATTTTCCGTCCTTTATTTCCCATGTGATCACGCTGCGCCCCTTTCGGAACCGGATCACCTGCTTCTCACTGGTCAAGCCCTTGAAGTAAAGTTCATCATATCCAGCCTCTTCATTGCTCGGAAAGTGACAGTAGTTCGGGCCCTCCTTCGGGTGCCGCAGGCGTTGATACAACAGCGTCTTACCCGCATCCACCCCAAGGATAAACAGCGGTGTCCCGACACGGTTGTTTGTAGTGGGATTCCGTATAAACGGAACCTCTGCCCCGCCCTTTCCTTTGATTGCAAACACGCGGCGGCTAAAACGTTCTTTTGTAAAGCGGTAAACCTGATCGACATGATGCCCGCCGCTGTCCATGCATGTACTGATGATTTGCAGGGCAGTGCCGTCCTTTTTATAAAACGATGTCAGCAGGAAATGATCCAGGTCGTCCCATACCTGTTCTTTTAAGAGGTCACCGAAAATCTTCTGATATCGGATACCCCAGCTTTCCTTGCCAACACCCCAGCCAACGACCTCCACTTCAAAGCGGTCGTCCTGTACATCGACCCCGGCGGTTAGCACCAGGACATCATCCGGCACTTCGGCCTCGTACAGTTCACGGCGGTTATACAATTCCGTATCTTCCAGCTGTTTGCCCGGTTCCTCCCATGGCTCGCCAAGTTCGGTATTGACCCAGGTTTTCATTTCCTCCGGGTTGCCGGTTTCCAAGGCCCCGTGTGCGGAAAGGAATTTCTGTACAACTTCATCCCATCCGCAAAATGTGGATGCCAGCGTATTCAGATGAAAGCCGCGAGCTTCCGCGCCCGGATTTGCTGCCACAAATTTTCCGTACTTTCCCATGGCTATCAACTGGTGTTCGCTGCTTTCTCCCTCGCACTTCTCACACCGGTATCGGATACGCAGGCCGGGCGCGGTCTTATCAAACAAAAGGTTTGCCCATACCAGGGGCTGATGATATCCGCACCTGGGGCACGGCACATTCCATTCCTCCTGCGTGGATTCCTCAAATTCCTCTGCAATACGGCTTACGCCTTTGTTGCCCGGCGTGCTGACAACAACCGTTTTCTTATCCCAAAAAGTTGTTTGGCGTTTCTGCCCCAGCAGAAGCGGGTCCCCTTCGGTTCCGGCACTGGCCGGATAACGGTCCACCTCATCCGCCAGCAGGACCTTGATTGGACGGCTCGCAAGGCTGGCAGGGCTGTTTGCACCGATGATCGTTACGTGGCCGCCCGGAAAGTTCTTTTTCAGGATGGTATTGCCTGCATATCTGCTTTTTGTGTCAACGAGATTCCGGAGTACCGGCGTATCCCGCAGCATCGGGGCCAGGAAATCCTTGCTGAATGTCTGCCCCATTTCCAGCGTCGGCTGCATAACCAATATCGGGGCTGGCGCATAATGCATGAAATACCCCAGCATATTCATAAGCATTGCAGTCTTTCCGATCTGGGCCGCACTCATGACAACAACTTTCCTTGTGTGCGGATCTCCGATTGCATCCATAATTTCCCGCTGGTATGGTGCCTTGTCCGTATGCCAGCGCCCAGGTTCTGCGCTATTTTCCGCGCTTAACATCCGAAATTTATCCGCCCATTGGCTGAGCGTCATTTCCGGCGGCGGTTTCAGGGCGGACATACATTCAGCCATCATACCGATCATCCCGGCAGGGATGTCAATAATCTCCATCTTCATCCGGCACACCACCTTCTACTAAAGCAGAAATACGATAGTCACTTAAATCTTCCAGCGCTTCCCGGATCGCATTTTTTAACGCATCATAAATTGCATCCCGGTCCCCGCCCTTGTCTGCCAAAGCCGGAGACAGCTTTGCAGGGATTGCAAGCATCCGGCTTCGGACATTCAGGAATACCGTTTTAAGGGCCGTTTTGATATCCTCTGTTTGTTTGAGCGTTCCACGGCGTAAATCGTTTTCCATCTCTGCCGCCTTGCGCTTTTCGGCGGTCAGCTTCGTCCGTTCTGCATTCAGGGTTTCTCTTGATGCGCCGCCCAGGTAGGTGATATATTTTGAAATTGTCGATTTCAAGTCGTACAATCCCGGCCCGGCCTCTGCAATAACACCCTCATCCCTCAACTGACGGACACGGCGTTCAGATATCCCCAGCCAATCCGCAATTACCCTGCTTGTGTATAATGTCATGCTTTCTCTTCTCCTTTTGTACCCTGATCGTCTGGAACCTCCACCGTGATAGCTCCGATTGCACGCACCCGCATAATCTCAAGCCGCTGCGTTTCCAGCAGTATACGCTTCTCGCTTTCTTCCAGCGCCCGCAGGCTGTCCGCAATTTTGGCAATACGCCCCTGAACCTTATACAGCGCTTCCTGGAGTTTTAGCATCCGGCTGAATGCGCTGTCTTTGGTATACATTCCCATTGTCTGCTTTGCGCCATCCTGCCCTTTGGAAGGGGTACGCATATCAAGGACACTGCTGATATACAGCGCATTTTCTTCTGCGCTTTCGTAATCGGAAATCTTGGATAGTATCTTGTGTTCACGAAATTTCAGTATTTTCATTTCATGCTCTAATGCGGCGCGGCTTTCCAGCGGAACACGCTCTAAAAACTCCCGCTCGCTGTCTGTAAGCATATCAAAAAAGATTGTGCTGTAAGCTCCGTCCTTTTCCGCATTTTTATTGTGTGTCGGCGCTCCCTTATGGCTGCCCGCTGCATTCCTTTTTCCTGCGCTGTTCCGATTCCCGGGCTGCCCGCCGCGTTTCTTTTTCGGTAAGTCCTCATCCCACCGCTCGGCTGATTTCCATTTTAGCAGGGTTCGGTAGGCGATCCCCATTCGTCCGGCCAGCTCGCGCAGGTTGATTTTTTCCCCTTTGCTTTTTCGGGCAATGTATTCAGCCTTGGCGGTGTCATGATTGTCGCTCCGCTTCGGCATCCTTACACCTCCCTCTGCTCGCCCCTACCATAACACGGAAAACCCGCGAAAGTTGCTAAGTCATAAAAAGTTTACAATTTCACCTCCGCCATTGCGTCCCTCAAAATCTGTGAAAAAATAAAAGCCCGGAAACCGGGCAAATGAACCTGTTGAATTGTTTTTGATCCCCCCCCCTTTTTTCTGTTCCGGGTGCTCGGAAGGGTTAAAAATTTGCTCACACCTAGAAAAACTTTGCGCTTCCGAACCCGTAAGCGTATAAGAGGGTGCTGAAAGAACCTATCTCCCTCCCGCCCTTCTATGGCGGCGTATCGGCATATTGGCGGTGGGGGGCATAATGGGGGGGATGAATCTTCGTGTATGCGCGGTTTGTTTATGCGCTTGCAGTCTGGT